TCATCCGGCGGTCTTCCCGGGTTCGGGGGCCGCTGTTGTAGTTGTAGTTGCAGTGCCACCACTCTCTCCTGATTTTTTTAATCCATCAACAACCATGCGCAAAATATCGCGACCATCACTGCCATTGAAAAAATCTGGCAGCCGCTGAATATTGCCGGCCAAGTATTGCAGATCATCCGGCGTCATGTTTTTTTCGATCGCGGCGCTGATCGCCTGCATTGGCTGTGATGCCCCTTGACCTTGCTGATTTTGCTGATTTTGCAAAGCCTGTTCGACTGCCGCCAGGCGTTGCTCAATACTCGGTGCCGCGAGCTGTTGTGGTGCAGCATACTGTCGCGCCATCTGCTCAATCTGGCCTAATTGCTCTCTTAAATTCTGCTCTAACATTGCCATCGGGTTATAAGCAGGATTAGCGCCATAAATATTGTTGTACATATCACCCCCAAGACAAACGGAATAAACGGCCCCCTCACGAGGGCCGATTTTTCACAACGTTTTTCGATGCGCTCATCAATTAACGCGGTTATTTGTGGAGGTGTTAGTTGGGGTGGCGGTTTGGGTCCCCGCACCGATATTAATCGCCTGGTTAGTAGCGCGAATATTCTGATCGCAACAATGCATCATGTCGAACAGGCGGTTAACCTGGAACCCCTGAGCTTGCTGCTGCTGTTGCATAGCGTTAGCCGTGTTGGTGTTCTGAATTACCAGGCTGTGATGATCACGGTCAAATCCACGGCCATGACGTTCTAACAGCAGAGTGGTTTCAAGAACACCCAACTGACGATTGAGCGCCGCAGTCTCATTAAGCTGAATGAGCGCGCGGGTTTTATCGCCATCATCACGGATTCCGATTGCTGTCGCAAAAGTACCGGCTTGCACCGAATCTTTAACGCCAGCGACCTGGTTTTGGTTAGCCAGGGCGATTGCAGTGTTCTGCCCGGCTTGGCCCAACGCAACTTGCAAGGCGTTAGTGGTGATTTGCCCGGTAGACATAGCAATAGCAGTCTGAGTCTGAGAGCCAACCAAAGGCACCTGGCCTTCAATGGTTCCCAGCTTAGAAAGAATCGCCGCATCAAACACCGGACGCTCGCAGCCTTCGCCGCCGCGATGACCACCCCAATTGCCTTCGCCACCATGATTAAACAGCCCACGCCCCAGCAATGCGCCAATCAGCAGACCACCACCCATGCCCCCACCGCCAAAACCAAAACCATCACCGCATCCCATCATGCCGCCGCCGGTATGTGGTGAAGCCTGGTCGATAAATTTTGGTTCGTTGTAAACTTTTACATGTGGATGTTCCATCGAAACAGCCCCTTTTTCGTCATCTGATTTTGACGGTTCCGGCGAATGTGTTGTGCTGGCCGCGCTGTGTTTTGCTTGGCCAGGCATCATTTCATTGCCGCACTCGTCACCAATTACATCTCTCATATCGCCTCCTGATGGGTGATATGACTGTATGTATAGTCAGGTGTCGGGGCTGTTTCTACGGTGTTGCTGAATTGTTACGTTGTTACGTAACGGAGCGTAACGGATTTACATTTCTAGGTTTTTTTCGAATTTCCTTTTGCGGTAAGCACACATTTTGCAGGCCGGGGTGCAGTAGATTTGTCTTCGATTCGAGGGGGTAAAAATGATGTGGCATTCCTTGCACTGTTTATCCTTTTTCTGTGAAAAGGTCATAGCGCTCCAGAGGGTGAAGATAGATAAAGTTTATTAATGCGGATTCAGGTAATTATGGTGATTGTGATTGTCATTCCAGATCTAGACTCACCAAAAAACCCTGATTTGTGAGATCCATGTTTAATCGTGAAATATGCCAATCCTTATCCTCTTCACTGCCAAATCCCTGTGTCGTGATAAGGCACTGCGCGGTGAGATTCATAAGCTCAGGGGTCGCTATCAGACCAACATTCATCCCTACCAGCTTTTTTTTACTTCCTGTTGAAAAGCCAGCTGCAATTTCACGGGCAGACTGCAAATCTGGTTGTGGCCATGAATATTGGATTACTGGCTCACCACTTCCTATCGTAAGTGTTTTTGTTTTACCTCCATCAGTCATGTCTTTGTACGAGATGATTTGCGTTCCCCCGCCAGATGTCGATGTGTCCGGACTGTCACTATTTGATTGATAGCTCCATCTTCCGACCATGTTCCTGTTGATGAGGTATTTTTTCAAAGGCGTTCCGCTAACCGTTGTAAGGGAGCCTCGCGGGGTTATAACCCAGTTATCATGCGTTACCTTGCTTACGGCACCGTAACGTCCTGCCAGTCGCGTCAATAGATTCATATCGCTTTCACCCAATTGATCGATATGTTCAATCTGAATATTGGCCAGTTCCTCAGGAATGGCCGCCGCCAGTTGGTGTTCAGCAGTGATGGATTTGACAACATCCCCTAAGCTAACGCCTGACCACGAACGTGTTTTTTGGGATTGCAGCGCGCTGTGGCCACGAGCATTTGTTTTAGAAAATGCTCGCGCGGTTATCTGCACAATCCGGTGCGCAGAATTGGATCCTCCGGAGGCCATGGCATCGACAATATAAGTGCCTTTATCCACCAGCTCCTCGCCGAATCCCATGGCGATAGAAACCTTTACACCTTTAGGGGGGAGCTTGAGCGTGTCGGATGCAACAGCAAACACAATCTGATCACTCTGCTTTGTATTGCCGCCATTATCAGTTAGTGACAGACTGACAAGGTTTTGACGCACTTCCTCCGTGATGTCAGCCTCCTCAATCGAAATTGAAAAATTTGGCTGCCATGGCTCGGTTCCTGTGAGTGGCGCTTTCATGGTTTTACTCCCAGAGCCTGGTTACAGCTTTCCGCTTCGCTGGTTCAACAGGCGGCAACTCAATCACCGTTCCCGCATTGAAGATTTCAGCGGTCGTTGCGTCATAATTTTCTGGAGAAAATAAAACAGCCTCGAACGTTCCTTTCGTTGAGCCGTAATTTTTCCAGCATATTACGTCAAGTTTTTCATTGTCTTTTGTTGTGTAATTCATACAGCCCCACTTAGTTACTTAATTTTTAATTCAATAGGGTTTTATTATGATATTTAAAAAGATTCCTTCCTGTTCAGTTCTTATTACTTCAATTTTCATTTCCTCACCAGCACTCGCCGACCAGTGGGGTGTCATGCCTGGAGCGTCTGAAAGTTCCATTTTGATTGGATTAAATGCTGATGGTCATGGGATTACAGCATCATGTTTTGGCGAAATGGTGGAGGTTTCCTATATGAAACCAGATTATGAATCGACAGTAACGGGTCGTGAAAAATACCATGGAAATATTCTTATTAAGGTCGACAACGAACTAATCATGACTCGGCGTTCCGTCACTATTTCCAGACCATCCGCCACGCATTTAGCATTAACGTCTAAGTTAAACAATGCTCCAGCCACAGTAAGGAAAGTTCTCCGGGGTATTCGTGATGCAAAAGAAACAGTCACTTTACAGGCAACGGCTTCAGATAAGATTGTCAATTCTGCCGATATAAGCGCCATTGGTTCAACTGAAGCGGTCACAGAATTTGCGAATAAATGCGGGATTGAAATTTAATAATTAATATTTAAATAATGCTTCGTCCGGTACGCCTTATATTTCTTATGGTGTATCGGATATCACCATAATATATAATAACAATCACTACTGATCATATGTATACGATGGAAGGTCAGGGAATATTTTCATTAACTCACCCTGAACCTCTTCACCCTCTCTCCCGGGTGACGGATAAACATTAATAATTGGCGCTATATGATTAGTTACGACCTTAGATTCGCTTGTTGAATTTCCAGTCGGGAATGGTACTCCAGTTACCGAATTAACATCCTCAGCTAATGGAATTGAGATATTTCTTAGCCTGAACTCTCTTTCGGCCTCATCCATAATTTGATTTTTGGTATTGCGAAGTTCACGCCCGCTCAATTGCTGTTTTATTGGCAATGCTTTTTGTGTTTCATCAAATTCCACACCTGCCCTGGTTCTGGCTTCTGATACTGTTTTTTCCTCCCCTTTTTCCGATAATGATGGATAAAGTTTTGTTATAAAGTCAGCAAGAGCTGAAATAGCTTTACCAAAGCTCTCCAGCCCATTCCATAATCGTTCCGGCCCAGTCTCCCCACCTTCTCCGGGTTTAAGCCAATCCGTGACCATGGTTGTTATTTTTGGCCCTAGAATCGTAAATTCTTGTTTTAATTTATCCGCACCTTTCAGAATATCATCACTCGCCGCGCCGAGAGTTTGCCCTATTATTTCTCGCGCACCTGATGTAACAACGCCCCAGAGACTATTAAGCGCATATTGCCCTTTTACTGCCTGTTTGGCTCCCTCCTCTGTCGTCAGGTTGTATTTTTTCCCGGCGGCCGTCAGGTCTTCAAACGTCATGCCTAACGTCGTCATGTATGAAACAATTTTTTGCGCTTCACCCCCGAAAAGCTGATCTGCAAAAGACCCCGCCTCGGCGGCCGACATTTTTCCTCTTTTGACGTTTTCGTTAACCAGTTTCATCACGTCCTGAAATAGTTTATTTGGGTCCCTTTTCATCTCCCTGTTGGCGCGTGCCTTGGTGTATCCAATTTGGCCCAACAATGGATCGAGCATTTTTTCGTTGCCGATTTCCCCGATTTTGTTTTTCATCTCGTCGAGTAAATCGCCTACAGCATCCTCATCAATCCCGATCGCTTTACCAATGTTCTGATATGCCATGTGCGTACCGAAATCCAGCCCGTAGCCCTGCGCCTTACCCAGCTGCTCCGCCGTATTCGCATTTAATGCGATACCTCCGGCGGCGGCTCCAGAGAGTACGCCACCCCCAATAGTCAACCCGCCAATAGCTCGCCCGCCAATGGCTATTCCGGTCGCGCCCGCTGCACGGAATGCGCCTCCCACCCGGCCTAGCGCATTCAGGCGCGAGAGCTTTCTCGATGCCTGATCAATCTCCCCGCCCAGTTCGCTATAACGTTTTTTAAGTTCAGAGACATCCTCACCGGCCAGTACTCCCTTTTTGATTTCGCGGGTGAGCTTTTGTTGTTCTCGGGTGAGTTTGTTTATTTCTTTGGCCGCCTCTTCAGCGGCACCGCCGAGCGTTCTACCAATCGATGATGCTGCCTGGCCAAAGCTCGGATCAACCTCTGCGCCGAACTTCACGGTTGCTTTAAAATTGCTACTTTTTGCCATGAGATTTACTCCGGGTTATGGCCAGTTTTTTAAAGATGGCGTAAACACTCAAGGGCAAGCTCATTTGCTCATCAAGATTGAGCCTGCACCAGTAGTTTATTCCGGTGTAGTTTCCTAGGAATTGGGATTCGAACGCTCTTCCGGCGGTAGCAAAAAAGTATCGACGGCCCTCCCCAGTTGCGCATAATCATAAGCGGATAACAGGTAAAGCTCTGAGGGTTCGACGCCGCAAAGACTCGCTATCATGGTGATTTCTTTTTCCAATGCGCCACCTTGTGTTTTTTCGAATGCCAGTTTATCTCTTACCGTTGGCTCTCTAAGATGCAATTCGGTTTTCTCGCCGGTGGTAGTTTTCAGTGGGCGGCTAAGGGTGATAACGGTGGTGTCTGCTGGATATTCCATTGTGTTCTCCTGGATAAAAAAAAGGCACCGTAACGGTGCCATAAATGGTTTTTTTTCGTACTACATCAATAAGGCATCTTTCTCAGCCTGCAGGGTATTTACACCACGCACTGCACGGATCATATTTTTTGGGTCAATCTCGTAAATTTCCTGATCATTAATCGTTAAGCGGTAATAACTCAGCCTCATGGTCACCGTGCAACCCACGGCCTCCTGACCATCGGTGCCATGTTCATCTGATTCAATGGTCGCGATGATGCCTTCCAGTTCGTCGGTAAAGGTAAGCAGTGCACCATTACTATCTTTGTAAGTACGGCGCATCTGAATACGTGTAGTCGCAGTGGGAATAAACCCAAACAGAGACAAAACATCAGGATCAGCACCCGTTTTGAACGTGCACTGCATTGGCTCCATCCCGGTATCAACTGGCATGGCCGTATCCATCCAGGTTGTTTTATGATCTCCGATAATCCCGGTCATCGCAGGTGGCGTAAAAGAACGCAAATCACCAATTCGTGAACCATTCTGCGTCCACATTGAGCTTTTGCTATAAATAAAACTCAGATCCATTTTTAGCTCCTTACGCCGCCGCGCCAGTGAATTCACTAACGGTATACGTATTGTCGATGCTGTACGTGATGATAATTTCTTCAGCTGGAGATTTCGGTGCAATAGCTACGTTGACATACACCTTTCCGGCTGCCAGAGATTCCGCGGTGTTTAATTCAGGATCAAGCCAGGCTCTCCCACCATTAATTGAACCCCGCGCTATTTCTTGCCGAATATAACTATTAATTGAACCCACCAGAGAAATGGATAGGGCTTTATCGATAGGACGGTCAATGTAATTTTTAGTGACCATTATTTGAATTGAATCTTCAATCGCATCCATAGTGCGACGAACAGATTCAAATCGCCATTGTGGATCAGCTGTGCATAGACGGTTACCCCAATGACGGAACCCACCAAGCATAATAATGGTGCTGATATTCGCCTGATTGAGCTGGTTGGCCACACACATTTCATCACCAATGATGAAGCTATCAATTTGCTCAAGACCAACAAAGCCATATACATCTTTATTGGATTTTGACCACCACCAGCCATTCTGCTCATCGATACGTACACGATGGCCGGCGGCAGCCGCTGAATATGGTCGACTTACGATGGCGCCCGTAACAGAGTCAGTCACCATAATTCTTGGGCGGAGGATTTCTACGCGTCCGCCATACATCTGGCCACGACGGGCAACACTTTCCGCGGTCGCCATCGATTCAGAATCCAGATAGGTCACCGCCCGCAATTTGTTGGCCATACTCTCCAGAGCTTTGCCCACGCCATCATCAGTACTCCATTCTGGCGCGATAAGAATGCGGGGTTGATAATTCAATGTACCCTGTGACATTTCCAGCGCCGTAATGCCTTTTAGGATGTTGGCTATCTGCAGTTGTTCATCAACATTTTCCTCAACTCTGACGACTATCATCAGCGCGCCTGCCTGAGCCAGGATATCTTGAGTATCTGCATATAGCGTGCCGGTGATGCCAAGTTTTTTCGCTTGAGTGCGGCTGCCAGAGATAATTGCAGGGGTGTAAAGTGGGAAAGGTTCGTCTTCGCCATTTTTCAGATTAACGGCAGCAAAAGGATCAACGATGCCAGCACCAGTAATACCTGGATAAAGGGTAGCAGTAATCTCTGATGTAATGACAGCATCAACCGCAGTAACGATATCTGCAGCAGTAGCAATTGATATACCAGTGGCATTGACCTTAAGTGCAATGGTTAACATTCCATCAGCGAAAGTGGCTAAAGTACTCAGAGCATCAGCTTCCCCTGAAATAGCCGTGACGCGTAATTGATTACCGGAAAACCCCACATCAGTGGCCGTAAAAACAATGGCCGTATTCATGATAGTGCTACCCGTCATAATATTGGCGGCAACCCCTGTAATGGCATCTGGTGCAGTTCCTACCAGTCCGATGACAGACATATTGACCGTGGTCACCGCTTTGGTTTTGCTGTCAGTTTCCTTTGTGCGAGTACCATGCAAATCCATATATTTTCCTCGAAAAAAAACCACCAAAAGGTGGTTGTGGTTAATTCATGCCTTGCGGCGGCGAATGCCTTTGGTTTGCTGTTTCTTAAATCATTTTTTTCTAATCATGGCCTTTAGTTCTGCAACTTCTTCCCACAGCAATTCCACTTGCGTTTTTGGCTGTGCTACCTGCAATGCGGTAAAGTTAACCCCATCAAAAACCCACGTCCCGTCAGCTTTAAACCCTGCCGGAAGTTCGTCAATGACTCTGAGGCTATGACCTTCAGGCCAAAAGGCGTCTACATTATCGGCGCATGAGATAACCCGCCCTGTTTCCGCTTCAATACCGATGAGATAGCGCCCTGAAATCTTCTTTTTGGCCTCGTACCAGTCCCAGCCTTCATCACTTATCAGATATTTAGCGTTCGGGTATTTTGGTTCGTCTGGTTCGTACATCACCAGGTTATTCATGGCGGTAATAACTTCTGGCACTTCTATCAATGTCATGTTTAAAGATGATAGCTTTTTAGCTTTTAATCCGAGCACTCCGACGGCTGTCCATGTACCAGTAACCCATTGCACCATCGGTTGACGTGCATAGTAAGAACCATTATCAGCGCCAAAGTCACCACCACCCGTAAGAACCCAGCCTGGCAAATATTCAGTTGTTCCCGCCGCACTTTCAAACCAAACATATGCGCTTAATGCCATATCGACTATTCCGTCGGCTGGTTGTGGGTTTTGCGTTGAATATTGCAAAATCCACGGCGCAAACGGCGAATCGTTTGTTCTAAATCTGTTAATAATCCTGCCGTCTGTCGTATAAAATATCTGCTGTATCCAACTACCAACGCCTTGAGGTGGTATAGAAACATTCCCACCAGTTCCACCGGATGACAGAGTTAACACCGTTCCATAACTCGGCCCTGGTGCGTCTGGCCCATCAAGTAACCCGCTACACATTGACCACCCAAAAGGCGCAACATCAAGGCTGGCAGGTGTAGCCATATACGTCTGAATTGTTCCAGGCAACGGAACTCCATGTTGTTCAAATGAATCCGCAGATAATCGCCCTACAACATGCCCCTCTGTAATTTGGCTGGCGCTAGGTGGGTTTAGTGTGCCAAATAATGCCTGTCTGTTTTGTATTGATATGGCTCCTGTTGCTTTATCGATTACTAGCCATTCGACCGTTAATTGACCTGCGCTAGTAATAAACCAATTCGCCGTATGTACAACGGTGGCGTCACCGCCATATAGGATGTGGACGCCTGCACCAAACGGGCCAAAATGATCATCTTCAGGCCCGCCACCCTGCGTAAAAATTGTCGATGGGTGACCTTCTGTTGATAAAAAATATGGGTCGTCGAGGCGAATGGCTGGACCACCCAAACCCCATGAACCATTCATTAGCACGGCACCCGGAGTGCTGCTGTCTGTTAGATGCATCTGTACAGGATGAGTGGAAGCGGTACCCAGACCAAGATGATCACGGGATAATTGCTGCGCCTCTGCACCGGCTGCGGCTATTTCTGAAAGATTGTTACCAATTCGCAAATAAAGTGTATTTGCTCGTTCTTCCGTCAGATAATCGCTGGGCTGAATGATAACTGTGATGGCACTCGTATCCGATACAGCCAGCACATAACGTAAATCAAGATTCATAGCGTAACCGCTATCGGCGGGCGGTTTTATCTGATCCGGATAGTTGGCCACACTGAATAATGTCCCATCACTGGTAAATAATCCGACCTCCCGGACCGTATAACCTCCGCTTTCTTTTGGAACAATAAGCTGTGTAACCAGCGCATTAGGTTGCGCCGGGTCGGTGGCCATATTGCTGATATTGTCGCGGAACGTTTCGCCCACCAGCGCCACCATAGCCGGGTCGGGGGTGATAGGTTGGCCGCCGCCGTCGCCCACTGCAAATTGCGTAAGCGTGACCGGCACGCCGCTTGCGATAGCCTGCGCCAGTAGTGCTTGTCCTGCGTCCGTGATGATTGTGTAATATGTCGTCATTTAAGCCGTTCCAATAGTTGCCGTGATAGTGCCGGTGATAATCCCGCCCATGAAAAACTCGCCGCGAATATCTGGCGATTTCATATCAATTTGTGACAATAAACTTCGGGCGTTTTTGGCGTCATTAATCTGGTTAGTAATCGTTAATAATGCCGCCTCGGATGCCAGGCCGTTGATGGTTGCGCGGAATGTGTAAGGTGCGGCCGGTGGAGTATCGTTAAACCATTCGATAACGTCCACGCTGTAGCCGGTGGCCAGTAATGCCTCGCGCACGGCTCCGGGCGTGCCTCGCGTTTTGTTCACTTTGGGTGAATTTTTTATCGCGCCCCGTTTTTGGCTTTCCATCCACGCATCATCCCAGAACGTCACGCCGGATTCCCATGCCAGCCAGGGGAGGACAATCACGGGAGAGAGGTCGGGATTTTTTACCGTGCGAATATCGATGGGCGATTCCCCGACGTGGGCCATAACTTGCTCTTGCGCCAGCTCCCCCGGTGTGGCGTTCGGCGGTAACAATGATTTGAATGTCATACGTTATCGCCTCGCGTCAGGATGACATCGGTGCAATGAAACACCTGGCCGGTAACGGGGATCAAATCCGCCGCCGGTGATGTTAATTCCACATGGGTTGTCCCTGGCTGTCTCAATGCCCGATATACCCCGCCAATATCGACACGGTTATCGAATCGGTGTTGTTGCTCGGCAAAGCGCCAGGCGGCCGCCTCGGCGTTTTCCATGACCACATCACTGGACGGCCCCGCGTCGGTGTAAATCGTGGCCACAATCTGATAATCGATAATTGTCGCCGGTCGCACGGTCACAAAATCCGTTAGCGGTCGGACAAATTCCGCATTAAGGGCGGCGGTTACGGTGTCGAGAAGTGATTGAGGCGGGACGCCGTTGCCGGTGCGGGAAAGTACATAAACATCCACATATCCCGGCTGAGTTTGCGGCGGACCGTAGGCGATGGCGTCCAGTACATCCCCGTCCGCTGATAACGTGTGATATTCATAAGCTTTGTTCGATCCGGCCGTGTTGAGCGCGTGCCATGAGATTTGAATGCGATAACGAAATTCATCATCAGATTCCATCACGGCCGGAACCGGTGGAATGACGGTATTGTCCGGAGGCGTGATTTCACGGCGGGCAACGTCGTAATTTGCGCCGAGTTGGTCAAGGTCAGCGCCCATGGCATAGGCCAGTAATACCGCCCAGATACCGGAGTTAAAACGCTGCACGCCCACCATTTCCCGATAAACGAGTATCTCCAGCAATTTGATGGCTGGATCGGATTCAAGGAGTGCATTAAAAACCGGGTCCAGCCCTTGCAGCTCCGCCAACCGTTCTTGCTTCAGCATTTCAAACTCCGGCATTTCAATTACAGCCGGGGGTGGCAACTGGCTTAAATCGATGGTCTGGCTCATAAAGAAATGCCCTCAAGAATTATCGGTAACTGGCTCTCGATATCAGTCGCATCGATATCAATTAAAATTTCTCCGCCTCCAGCCTTCTGCACATTTATCGCATCAATTTGAATACGTGGCTCCCATCGAGCCAAGGCAATCGCCGTGGCCATTACGACGCGAATGGCAGTAGTGCGATCATCTGGGTGATCAACAAGGTCCAGAACCTCACTGCCGTATTCCATAAGCATTCGTCGTGATGCAAGTGGTGTACTCAGAATGTCTTTAACAGACTGGCGAATATGTTCAGTGGCGCCGAGATGCATGCCGGTATCGCGATTCATTCCCTGCATAAAATTCACCTATAAAAAAACCCGCAATTTGCGGGTTATTATTTGACGATTTCCTTTGACTTTATGGGTTCATTGGGTGGGTCGGTTACGCCACCAGTCTCGCCATTTTCATTGTGAGTATGCCCATTGTATTTTACACGCAGATCCTGCAGCGAGCCGGACCCACCATTGTTATCCGTGATATTGCCGGTTACATTCAGGTCGCCAGTGATATTCACATTACCCTGTAACTCAATACCACCAGAGGCAATAACGATCACTTTTCCGCCTTCAGGCAATGATATTTCTGCCTGATTGGTCTGAGTGTCATACATCACCGTGGCACCATTACCATACCGCGTAATATGTTGATGTGGAGAATCTGAAGCGGCAGCTTGATCATCTGTGATGTAGCCTGCCAGAACTACGCCACCCCGCAATTCACCACCTTCACTGAATACAGTAGCTGGAGAGCCCGCAGCAGGTACGCTCCATTCCTGTTTCTCTGCATCAGAACGCGTAAACCAGGGTAGCCAGGTCGTCACATGTTCATTGCCTGATATGGGATCAATTCCAAATGTGACACGACAGCGTGGCGGTGACATTTGCACACTATGAATAACACCACCGCGGACTATATCTCTGACACGACGGCGTAAATCTGAGAGTTCAAAACCATCCATCAGCCGACTCCTGCAATTACATCGCGCATTTTTTTCAATGCGTCCTGAATTTTTTGCTCTTTCGTAATGCCGCCGAGCGGAATGGTGGTTGATACTGGTTCATCAATATTCAATCGATAACCATAAAATTGTAGAGTCAGTGTGATGACCTGATGCCTCGCCTCACTACTGGTCCGAAAAGAGTCCATTGTCTGATTAATATCTGTCAGCACCCAATAACCCATCACTTTTCCACTACCAGTAACCAACATAAATGGCTGCTGTAAATTCCCCTGCAGGCGCAAATGCTCAACCGGATCAACCGACAATGCATTGACCATGCCGTATTTTTCAATCGATTTAGTCAATAATGATGGATTAATAAAAGAATCATACATTTCACAATCAAATTTTATAGTAGGGGCTTTTTTCCCCGTGTACTGAAGCTTATCGCGCTTACCGATTAAACCCTGTGATACCCATGACCAGGTATCTTGTATCGTGAGTTTACTGTATGCCAGCGTGCTGAGTTGAAAAATGAAGCTTCCCCACATCATCAGGGGAGGCAGTTCATCGAGATAATTTTCTACTTGTTCACGGATGTTTGAGCCAAGAATGGCGATGGGATCTATTTTCATTGAAGGACTCCCGGTAAACACCTCGCTCCGGGGAATGAGGTAATTAAAGAATTAATGACATGAAATTACCTGGCATACCAAGAACGTTAATACCAAGAATTTTACGCAGCCCCAAAACAGGATTAATTTCCAAAAGTGGATAAACACCATTGGCAGATACGCGATAATAACTGGCCGATACCGTGACGATTTGTCCAATCGTATCCTTATCATTATTACCGTGTTCATCAGCACGAATGGCGCTAACAAATCCCTCAACTTCCTCTTCAATCATGGTGATATCTTCAAGCGGTCCTCGATATGCACGGCGCACAGAAAGGCGTGCACGGACGCCAGGAATGATGCCAAACACCATAAATGCCATGGCATCCATTCCCTGACATTTATACGAGGCGGTCATTAATTCAGTGCCGTCATCAACTGGCACTGGCGCATTCATTGCGCCAGCCTTGAATAATTTCTGGGTTATTTTTATTTCTGGCGGCGTATATGACACGGTGTCAGCTATTTCAAGGCCATTCATCCACAACGAACAACCGCGATAAACAGGCATTAGTTATCCTCCGCTTTGGCGACAAGCACATAATCATCTTTATGTGCCACACCGACTTCAGGAAAAATACCCATCCAGAATTCTTTAAGCAATGGCGCATCAGGCTCGGCAAATGGATCAAGCCCGACCGCTAATCGCTGAGTAAATGATACGCCCCAGATAGCGTGATTTGGGCGCACATCTTCGCCTTTTTGCCAGAACATGGGCTCCGCATTTTCAAACACAGCTGGAGCGGTACCGGGTCCAAATTGCTTCCCATGGATCCAGTCTGATATTTTCAGCGCGGCATTACGTACCCGCGTTTCTGTTGAACCTATTTCATTTTCATCGACATCCTGTGCGGATTCAAAATGCCGTACGATATAAAGCATATTGGTCAGCTCAAGCGTCACATTCCCGCCATTTTCTTGTTCCGCGCGCGACCATTGCGAAACATCAAAGAATATAGCAGGGGTTTGAAAATCAGCTGTAAGTTCAGGATATATACCCACTGTAACTGCCCACGGGATTTTTTTTAGCTCAGCCAGCACTGCATTTTGATAATCATCGAGATATAAAACACCGTTCATCCGTTATAGCCCCGCTTCACTAGCCCTTTAAGCTCTTTATTGAATATCTCCATCAGCAGTTCGTTCGCACCTGCAAAGATATCTGAGGGGATCTCTTCTTTTACTGGGTCTGAAATATGGATTTTTGCTTCACTCAGAAATGGCTTACCTTCAGTGCGGAAGTATATTGATCGTTTCCCTCTGAAAGTTGTTACAAAACCACCAGGATAAGATGTTGTATTTAACCCTGATGATTTGGGATTAAACGTTGCCCCTCGACTACCCCGACCAGATATAAATCGTCCACGTTCATCACGCTTGCGGTTTTTTGCTTTCCCGCCAGATGGATTCTTCATCGTCCCTTTAATAGCACTTACAGGCATATCATTAAGACCAAGCCAGATTTTACCGTGCCCTGGCATTCTGCTATTCCCTCCAGAAGTGCGCACCGTAAAGATTTTCACCCTCCGTTTAATGATCTCCTTTTTTTTCGCGCCTGTAACATCCCTCATCATTGAAATAGAATTGATTTGAAGTTTATTCAGCGTCTTTTCTAATGCTCGATTATACGCCAAATTAGTTTGTTTATAGGTTGCCCCCAGCGCCTTTTGAATTGTCTGTAGCTCACTGGCATCCACATAAAAACCCGATTTCATAATCGACTGTCCGGTATATCAAAAGCAGACTTTTTATATTCAGACAACATGACACGGGTCATACCCAATCCATCGGGCTGCAATTCCTTCACAAAAAATTTATCTTCACCAACATAGACAGTGTCTTTTCTGCTCAGATCGATAATGTCACTATCACGCGCAGTAATACTGATACTTGAACCTTCTATACGCCCACCATCAGGAATATCAGTTCTTTCGTATGGCTGATCGAAAATTGCCTCAATTAATCGGGGAGAGGAGCCGCCAGGCCATAACGTAACATTCTTAATCGTTTTGAATGTTTTGATTAGAAGATCATCAGCTTTTTTCATTACTGCATCAAAATCCATCGGGAACCTCCAGAAAATCCCCACCTCATCAGATGGGGATTAATATTAATAACCGATACGTACCTGGCATTTTGGGTCGGCTGATGCTGCGTTATTCCATGCCGTACCCGCAAACGGATAAGCGACTGGTGTCGCGGCACCATCATCTGCCACATTTGTAATAGTACCGTTCGGAGATAGATATAGCTTATCGCCCTGACGCCAGATGCCCCCAGGCTCTTTCGGAAAATCAAAGACACCGGTCATCAACATGACACCATGGCCGCCAATCGGAATATCACCTGCAGCGACACCGGTACCAGGAGCTTTATCGGGGGAGCCCAGAATAATGAGATCACCTGATTTAACATCGGCACTGGTATCGTTTGTCCAGTCCATCGTATTGCCATCTTCGTAATAATTCTTTGCCATCTGTTTTGACTCCGGATTAAAAATGGGGCTTACGCCCCGTCAGATTTACTTGCTGGATTTAGCAGCGACAGTACCCGTGGATTTCAACAAACCGCGGTAATCCATCGGCGCGACACCAGCATCAATGCGCACTTTCATAGTGACACCATCAACCGTAAAGCCATCAGTGGACTCCACGACTGGCGCAGCATTGCCATCAAGATACGCAACTTCAATGGTGTCACGTCCCTTCGCTGCCGTCAGATACCAAGCGTTTTCATCGGCATCATCCAGTCGAGGATCAGCAATGATGGTGGCCATGTTTTGCACTGGGTTTTTAATATTGGCGTTATATTCAGCGCCTGGAATACTAATAGAATGCAGCAATTGGTCAGCCAATGTTTCCTGCACGGTCGGCACCAGCAGGAATTCAGGAGAAATATTTAGATGACGACCAGTTTCCGATTTCTGGCGCTTCATTTGTGAACGGGCATCCGATAATGCTTTGATGGATAACACTCCATTAATGAGGTTTCCACGTTCAGCATCAAATAATGGCAATCCATCAAATTCAGGGTTGCTGATTAATACGTCGTACACCAGATCGCCAATGGTCGCTTTTGCCGCAGAACCCATGCCAGAAGGCACTGTAGTAATAAAGCTGAGATCATCATTGATAATTGCCTGACGGTTAATACTGAATAATTCACCATACGTGGCCAGAATAATTTTCGCGCCGCGATCCCCCACGGTCACATATTTATATTCAGCTCCTGGGCGGACTTCTCGTAGAGTCGGGAAGGAATCAATTCCTACACGATGTGCTGCCTTAAAATCTGGTAACGTACCGGAGCGAGTCCATTGATCAAATGTTTCTGTGGATTCATCCCAACCGGCCAGAGCTGACTTAGTGGCGACATCCATCAAGATGTAAGGGAAATCACTGGAATCATGGGTAAACGCCATACCAACAATTTCATAACGCCCCTGCCCCGCCACACCAACACCGCGATCAGTCAAAGATACGCGCGCCAGTTCCGCCAGAGTCATGCCAGAATATGGGTTATCTTTTTCACGTACTCCTTTACCAGAGCGCGCCATGATGATGTTTTTAACGCAATCACCCACTACATTCCCATTATCGGCATATGGTGTCCATCCACCGAGCGGCTGGCACTGAGCACCCATTGCATCCATAAGCCGTTCGCGTGCAACAACATCGGTACACAGCATATCGTTTTCACATTCAGCTTTTAATGTCTGAAAAGCTGGGAATTTTTCAAACACATTTGCTACAGCTACGCGCCGCTGAGCATCCTTTTCCTGCATCATCTGCATGGCGCGCGCGGCCACATCGCCGATATCAACGGTCGCAGCAGGCTGCTGTGGTTGCTGTGGTTGCGGTGGGGATTGAGTTGGTTGTTGAGTGGTTTGCGCATGTGGAGCGAACCAGTTTTTTGCGGCTTCTGGCATTTTTGAGAATTCCTTCATTACGTTATTATTGATGCTCGCTGCTATGGCCATCTCTGGCAGCAATACGTCAGCAAACCCTTTTTCGACCGCTTCAGATCCAGTCATCCATGTCTCTGCATCCATCATTGTTCGCAGTTCAGCGTCATCCAATCCGGTTTTTTGGGCATAAGCGGAAAGGATATTTTTTGTATGTCCATCGAGGAAATCGGCATACTCCCTCATTTCGTTTGCATCCCCCATCATCCCGCCCCATGGATTGTGAATCATGATCCAGGCATTCTCAGGAATGTGTACTGTTGCATTGGGAAGCATAGCGATCACCGATGCCATGGATGCCGCCATACCATCAATGTAAATATTCACCGCACCAGTGAGGCGTGCCAGCGTGTTATAAATGGCAAATCCATCCAGCACACTTCCCCCAGGTGAGTGAATTCGAATATCCACTGCCGGCGCAGAAAAAAGGCCCGCATCGCGGACCTCACTCAGTAATTGTCTGGCCGATATTCCCCAGCCACCAATGCTGTCAAAAATAATTACCTCTGCCGGCTTGCTGCTCGTAGCGGCAGAGACTTCATACCAGTTCTCATTTCGACTTTCCGTCTTCAGGCTTGCCTGGGGAAGAATTAACACTCCCTCCGCCTGCAGATGGATTGTCGTTTGCGGGATCTGTGTCATAAATAAGTCCATGCTCCTGGTTGTATTTGATTTCACGCTGGCGTTGACGTTTCACCGCATCAGGATTACGCCCGCGAGCCCTTGCCCATTCAGCCTCTGACGCCGCACCGCCACGAATTTGTATTTTCCACGCTTCATTCTCTTTCACCGGATCAATCCATGGCATTACGGGGCCTAGATAGATGGCGTTATAAAGTGATGCAGGAATAACATCAGAGGGAATTTCATTTCTCGGAAACATATCTACCCAGGTACGATACAATGGGCGAATAATGTGAGAGGTAAACCAGTTTTGAAGAATGGCGTATCCTTCCATTGATTCAATAAGTTCCTGACGTTGTGCGGAATAACTGCCATTATAATCACGAGAAATACTGGAATATCCTGTACGGGTACCGGCGGCCACTGCTTTCAGTTGCCCATTACGGAATTCAGCCAGATGAGTGTTTGGCCGATTAGATTCCAGCATTACCAGATCTTCCCCAGGTGCTAATCGGTCATATATCTGGCCAGAGGACATCTCAAATTCACGGTCCTTTGCTTCCTCGCCATTCCAGTCACCATCACTATCAAATGTACTGGCATCACCTCGCTTAATATAAAAACCCAGTGATGCAGCGATACGAGCGGATATTCGTTCCGACTGTTCATATTCTTTCAAATCAGCAATGCGTATTAATGCCGGAGCGAAAAACGACACGCCGCGCAACTGATGAATGCGTTTGCGAAAAGCCAGGTGTAGCATATTTCTGGCTGGCACTTTCTTCATAGCACCACTTCCCACCACTACACTACTAGGATGAACCTTCAAAACGTGATAGGCGATTGGCCGCCCCCAGCTATTTACATCGACACCCTGGACTGTTTGCGCACCTTCGTTACCAAACGTACTAAAATTCATCGGAATTAGATCAGGCTCTAGCATCTCAAAGGCTAGTTTTTCCGGCGTTCTGTGAATAAGTCCTGGCGCATTACCCTGCACCAGTGAAACAAATACCTCCCCATCACGCATTGCCGTCCGGAGCATCATCCGTTGTGCTTCAGCAAAAGTATGCAACCCCGTCACATCGGGACTTAGCGCCCACTCAGCGAAACGAGCCGCCAACATCACTGCAAATTCTTCATGTACACTTCCGTCGGCCCGCAATGGATGTGGTTCAATCTGGATGCCATCGGCTCCTACTACCCGATCTTCAATTTTATCCAAAATCCCAGCCGCAAGATCGTGGTTTTCATCCAACCAGCGAGCCTGCTCACGCAGCGAAGCAGCTCCGCCAGAAACAGCACTATTCGCTGTTCTACCCTCGCGTTTTGCTGCATGTGTTCTGGTTGGTTTTGCTGCTTCATAAGCCTGTAATTGCATCCTGGCTTTCGCGCGACGCGCAGCCCATCCAGGTGATACCGAGGCCAGCATTCGTCCAAGCACTCCCATCAGTCACTCCTGAATCTCACTCGCGAATAAGATTTACCACCGCCGCCGGTGGCATTTTTATAACGTCGATCCCAGCGTAAAAAAATATCCTCCAATTCTTTAATGCTTTGCCTAGTAACTGAGCGATTATTGACACCACCAAAACTTACGCTTTGTGCATCCATCGCATCACGCAATGCGGCACGCGCAGCGTCACGCATCTCTTTAATTTCTTCTACCGTCATTGTTCAGCCTATTAAAAAAATCCCCGCGTTTCTGAAAGAGGCGGGGATTGTGTTTTTTTCTCTTCTGCATGATCTGCTGGTAAGGATTTTGTTGCTGTCCACACCGGTGGGATTTCCCTTATCCCTATTTCCTGCGCATATGGAGGAGGCCTGCTCCAATCGATTTTGTCGTATCGCTTAATGATCACCATGGCATGGCAGTAACACATCAGATCTAGGGCTTCGTTAGCACCCTTACCTGGCTTTTTCCATTTGCCATCAGCCCCTCGTTCCTCATAGGTCAATTCTTCATAAAACCATTCACCGAGCCAGTCTGGAAAATGGACAAAATTGGGACCAGGTACATCCCTACTCAATGCATTACTCATTCGGTCTTTTAGCTGATCAGTCTGCAAAAGATACAGAGGCACATCACCGCGTGCATCTGCCGATCTGTCTGAGCGTTTTGTGTTATCAGGGAAAAATTGATTAACCAACTTACTGCGCGTATGACTATCACCCTTGAACAAATAGACTCTGCGTTTCAGGCCTTGCTTACGACAGCGACGCCAGAATGCATACGCATTCCCCGTCACACCATCCTCACCACCAGAATCCACTGCCATCCACTGTATACCCATGGTCCGCTTATCATCAGCCTGTAAGCGATACTCCTTATCCAGCACGTCAGAAATCAATAAATCCCAGTCCTCCGGATAGCCGGCTGGATCAATCTGAAGTGCTTCACCATGTGAATTGCAACGAAGGGAAGTTTTTATATTGAATCGGTCGATTACCCACCGCTCACCATGCTGACCATAACCGACAACCTGCACCACAAAGCGGCGCTTCTTACCACCCTGCACGTCAACAGATGCCACTAAGAAACGTACTTTCGGCGGTACCAGGCGCTTACCATAATCCTCAGCCCTTGCCATCAGTTCATCACCACGCCGTTGATCCACTGCGGAACGCGGCAGGTATGGGATCCCCCAGTCAGTATTGATGACTGCTTTCAGTGTTTCTTCACTTCCCGTCGCCTCGTAATCCTGTTCAGCGGTCAGCCGTTTATAAACGAGCTGCTGTAACGTCTGGTATGCAGCTGCGGGTCCCTCCATCCAAAATGAAGCGATTCTTGAGCGTCTTGGTTCTCCACCACGCTCACCCAGTTTATTAATCGTTTCGCCGTCGCGCAGCCAGATACCCAGACCATTGAGCTCGCGCTTTTTATCCGCTTTAATTTCACCCGCGCAATGTGGGCACTGAATAAAAGCCGCTTCACTGGCCATAACTGGATCTATGATTTCTTGATAACCAGCGACAACAGCCGCACAGGGTTGAAAATATTCGCAGCAATGTGGGCATGGCCAATACCAGCGCCGGCGATCGCCACGGTTATAGAGCGACAATATTCCCGTCGCTGGCGGGGCTTCATGCGGAGAGGTTGGTCGCCATTTAACATTAGTAATATCGCGCCCAGGTGAACTTTCCACGAGCGTCATACCGGATGACATAAATGTTGTAGTACGCTTCGAGGCCAGCGTAAAACCATCACCTTCGCCATCGATATTTTCGGGAAATCGGTCATAGTCAGTCAGCGCCACGCACTTATAATCCGACGACGACATGATATTGATGGATGGCCAGCCAATCTTCAGGTAATTCCCATTCAGGAATGTTCTGTCGTAGACGTTGTTGTCGTTGCGGTTTGGGCTGAGTCTTTTGACCATTTCAGGACTGGAACGGAATGTTCTCGCTAGGCGTTTTTTGGAGTGTTCCCGCGCCTTTTCTTCTGTCATCTGGATAATCAGCATGTCGGAAGGATCGCAGACAACGTTATAAACTACCCACCCATCAATCAGACCAATCGTTTTACCTGTTCGCGCCGGGCCAACAAATATCACCGCATCAAACTCACGCGACGCCAGGCAATTCATTGCTTCAATGACATAGGGTGCAACCAGAGGATCCCAGGGAACTGAGTTACCGGCCCCCATTGGCACGCGCATAAATTTCGCTACAGCATCAGCCACCGGCATTCTTCTCGGGGCTTTCATCATGCCAGATGTGTTTTTTCTGGTGACGCTCGATGTTGCCTGAATCGTCATTACTCCTCCTGCGACGCCTCCTCCTTGTCATCATCGGCATCATAAATTTTTTGCGCCATCTGATCCCGCAGGTCATCGATGATGTCCTGAACTCTTTTCACTGCAGAGGGTGTCAATGCGCAATCCCGCTCCAGTATGTCTGGCAAAGTTTCCAGTGTTTGCACAACAGCCTTAATGATTGCCGCGAAATCTCTGGCAACATCACTCGCAGGGATTAACTGTGATGTTTCTTGCTCAAATTTCAGGCGCTCGCGTTCAGACTGATACCATGCCTTACGTTCGTGGGCATCCATATCATCATCATCGCTCGGTGGTGCCGCGCGCATTAATTCCCCGATGACGCTGGTCAGTGAATAAAGCGTCAAGTTACTTCCGTTACCACCAGTTGGCGGGATGTTCTTCAGTCTTGCGCTAACTGTCTGACGGTGCATCCCAGACAATGCTGCCAGCTGTGCAATGCTCAGTTGAAGGTTCTTCAACTCCTGATCCATAACGGCTCCAGTGGTGAATAAAAAACAATCACTTTCACCACTGAAAAAAAATTAAATTAAAAATATCAAAAAATTACACCAGTGGTGATGATTCAAAAAAAATACAAAAAACTAGTTTTTCTCCGCGATGTTTTCGCCCGTGGAGGCCCCACCCCCTCCAGGAGGACCCGTGAAAATAAGGTCAGGAATGTCCGGCGGCATTGCTTTCAGTTGGCCACTTAAACAACACCGCGCCACTATCCAGTATGTGCACTGAATCCCCCTCGCATAAGCTGATAAGGCGCATGCCATCGGGATGAGCCGACCCAGCCATCCACGTCATATGTTCACCGCGGCTTCCATCGAATTTAACAATCACGCACACATCACTCTCTGCAATCCGATCCCCAATGCGCAATGCTTTTTCATCGGGTTCAATATCGGTGATACGTGTTGTCATCGGGTCGCTAATAAAACCCAATAGTTCATCAAATCCTTGGTTATGTTTCGCTACGAGTGAGATAGCACGATTGGTTTGAAAAGCAGTGGCGACGCCGTTGAGCATTAAGCGTATCGTGAGCATTTTGAATCCTCGATGGAATGGGAATGGTCGAAAGGCAGCGGGTTTAATGCTGGTTACTAAGACGTGACAACAGCTTTTTTTCAAACAGAGTGACTATCGTGACACCAGACCAGGACGATATTCCGCACGCTGCTGCCGTTGCGGTATAATGCCACTGAAAGCGAACGGCAAGCATCAGAATCAGCGCACTGGCAAACGTCGAAATGATGATCTGACAGATGGCACCCCAGAACGATACAGGGATGCCATTCATAACACGGTGGGCTATTTTCGATAAAACTCCGAGAATCGTTAAAATACAAACGAGAAAATAACCCGCGATTTCGTTTTCTGGCGGTTTGAAGGGCACGGTTTTTCTTCCATAAAAAGGCCCACCAAAGTGAACCATGTAGAATAAATAAAAAGTGGGTATACAACCCACAAATTACTTTACATCATCCATGTGGTGGGTATAATAACCACATCAAGACGAAATGGAGGATTGATGAGTAGTGCAGAGTTAATAAAACGACTAATAGCTGATGGATGGGTTAAGCAGCGGCAAAGTGGGAGCCACGTAACGCTGACTAAACCAGGGGTTCGGAAAATCATCACCGTACCCCACCCCAGAAAAGACACATCACGGGGGATTATCCGGCAAGCTCAGGAGATATCAGGTCTTAAGCTGTTGTAACTCAGGGAGCGGTGAAAGCCGCCCCTTAACACTACTCATCAATTGGCTGAAACATGAGGTATTTATGATTTATCCACTTTTTATATTCAAAACTGAAAGCGGCGAGTATGACGGTTATTTCCCTGATGTTGAGGGGTGTTTCTTTGCCGGTGATACTCTGGAAGCGGCTATACGTGATGCTGAGTCAGCTTTCAGCCAGCACATGGAAGTATTAACCGAGCAAGGCGAGCATGTGCCAGCACCTAAAGAGCCAGGCATTTATGTTGGAGATGAAAGGCTGACTCAGGATGGTGGCTTTATGGCGCTGCTGGATATCGATCCAGGCAAGTATGAAACCAAGGCGGTAAAATTTAATTTAACGATGCCTGGCAATCTCATCACGGCTATCGACCGATATATTGAAAAGAATGGTCGCTACAAAAACCGTTCTTCTTTCCTTGCCGAACTGGCGAGAAAAGAAATTGCACGGCATTAACCCCATGCTCAGAAATACAGAACCCGTCTTATGGGCGGGTTTTTCATATTCGGATTGCGTACTTATCGGCGCTGTCATCGTAGCGCCTATGCGAAACCCAGCACTGAGCTGGCTATCCTATCCGGCGGGTTCTAAGCGTATACTTTTCTGCTGATCAGTCTGGTGAGTTATATAGGCATACTTCGGCATGCCATCAATAATGGCAATGACGACTTTTCCCAACACGATTTTTTCGTTCATAGACTTCTCCAGATATAAAAAACCCACCGAAGTGGGTTTTTATTATTGATGAAAATAATTATTCAACTTGAATGACATCGTACAAAACAGGTGTCAAAATTGGGCCTATTACTTTATTCCCACCTATTTCTATTGGAATGGATAAGGGAGAGTTCAATGGAATATCCATTCTCCCATTTACAGGGTGAACGAATGCAAATACGTTCACCTCGTTAATGGTTGTCATTCCCATGAATACACCAATTTCCATCCCATGCAGCTTAAACATCTTACCAGCAGCCTGACCAGTGCCACCGTTTTCCATATAATAACCAATACTTTTACTCATATTTACTCCAATCATTTGCATATGCATGGAGCATGTTACAGATAGATTACTATCAGAATATTGGTTAAGTTTTTTATTTTTAAATTAGTTACATATTCATACCATCAGTACGTCGCCACGGGAATCCGACCGCAGATAACGTCATCTCCGCACCGCCTGAAATCAATCAGGCATCAGTTTGTGCGGTCTTTCCACTTTTCTACTTCTTTTTTAAAACTCCCATAAACGACAAAACCCGCCTTGTGAGCGGGTCTTGCGTTATGTTTATTCGCTTGTCGTCGCTGCCATCGTGGCGCAGCTTTGCTAAGCATGAGTGAATTATTGACTTTTCTGGGTAGATTTCAAGTTTTCTACCAACAATAAGCACAATTGATTCATTTTGTGTGTTTTTTTACCGATAAAAAAACCTTCGACCTGAATATCTGCAAACACCATTTAACCCGTTCGCGTGCTTTGTCACTGGATAGCCATGGCGCAATTTCCTGCAATTCCCGCGCTATATCCGAAATCTTTTTGCGGGTGGTGTAATAACTGATGCCAATTCGATAAACCGGATCATCCGATGTAAAGCACTTCAACACAGCCTGCTCAATTAAATCTGCATCATCCTTCTGGCTGGCCTCATCGATCATCTCACTCAGTGTGACCGCCCATAAAACAGTATGCGCACGCCGTACAGCCTCGCGCCCTTTATAACCTTCTAATCTGGCCTGCTTTAGAGCCGCAGTGATGCAGGATAACTGACTGTCAGACCACTCTTCTTCTTTTGCTTTTGATACGAAACGATTGCAGTTCTCAAGCCTGTATTGTGCGTGGGTTTTACCACCGACGCACTCACCCCAGACCGTCAGTAATGATTGTATCCACGCCGATTGGATGCCAGTGAGTGGGGTAAATCGCCCTAACCAGCGTTTGTGTGGCGCAGCTGCTGCGCGTTCTATTGCTGCGTGATGCGCTCGGCGTTCTTTAGGGGTCATTTTGCGGTTCCTGCGATTAATCGTTTGGCGTAGTTCTGAATAATTCGGTAATCCACCAGCACTGAACCGGCGGAACGGAAACAACGAAGGGCGAGCCATCTGCGTCTCAGCTCAAGGATGATGACTGGGTGTGTCATGAAATAGCCCTCGCAATGCGTTCACCTATCCAGCGCATGACAGGTACTGCCATGCTGTTTCCAATAGCTCGATAACGTGGGCCATCCGCCGCCCTGCCGCAGCACTCCTCGAAAGTGAGCATGCCGTTACGCATCAGATATTTTGTGTAATCTGCTTCCATTTTTTCGGCCCTAATAACTCTGCCATATGGAATAAGGGTGTGATCATCGGGGAAGCCCTGGAGGCGCTCGCACTCACGTGGGGTCAGGCGGCGGACCTGCATATCGTGTGCAATGGCTGGAGGTTGCCCGCCGTTAGGATTGCTGTTATTTGAATTACCGGCACGTAATGTTGGTGAGAGGTTTTCTATAGCATCGCCGCCGTAATCTTTACTGCTAAAGGCGATCGCTGTCGGATTACGCGACATTAAAGCGGGAGATAAATTTTCAGTGGATGCAGACTGTGTACCGCTCATGCGCTCAGGAAACGCCAAGGCGTATGTTTCCAAATCCTCAGCAGTGCTGCTGCTCTCCTTCCCTAATAGAGTTCGGCTTGTATCGGAATATGCCACCGATGTCACAGCCAGATCGGTTGCGTCTTTATAATCCCTCGCTTTACAGGTAGATGCGGTTTCATCATTGGCATATTCGCCAAATGCCTTCATCCGATAGGCACCGACAATACCCGCACCGCGCTGGCTAAAAATTTCTTGATTGCTTAGGCCAATGCCACCGACATTGTTTGATTGATTCAGGGTTGGATGTGGGTTAGTTGAGTTGTCCCAGTGGCTACCGTTGTCAATGCGGTTTCCAATATGGCTGGAAGTTTTCGCCCCCTCGCCTCTGCGCGGCGGAGTATCCCGGCGCATGCTGTCGCGCTCAAAAAGTACTTTTGTGGGATCAAAGTCGTCTCGAGCACTTGCGATAACGAACACACGGCGGCGGCGTTGGGCCACTCCGAAAAATTGAGCATCAAGGACTCTCCAGGCGACAACTCTTTGTGGTCCATACACACAACCAGCGTTTGACCATTTTTTCCCTGATGGCTGCAATTCGAGACTTTCGCCGGCAAGTCCTGCCAAAAAGCATCCAAAGGCATTATCTTTGGTGCTGAGCACTCCTGGAACGTTTTCCCAGACAAAAATTGCTGGTTTTTCTCCGCGTTGTCTTCGTTCGTCATCGATTGCATTTGCCAATTCCACATAAGAGAGAGTTAATTGCCCGCGAGCATCAGACAGGCCTGCACGCAAACCAGCCACGCTGAATGCCTGACATGGTGTGCCGCCCACTAAAATATCTGGGGGAATAATGCCGCGGCGAATACCGGCGGCGATTTTGGTCATGTCGCCAATGTTTGGCACCCACGGCCAGTGATGTTCTAAAACAGCGCACGGAAATGGTTCTATTTCTGAAAACCATGCTGGCTTCCAGCCCAGAGAATCCCAGGCTATGCTCGCGGCTTCAATACCACTGCAAACGGATCCGTATGTGATTTTCATGCGGCCACCAGCCCCAATTCCTTACGAACTCGCTCAAGCAGCTCAAGCTCAGTACCGAATTTGGCTTCCCATGTTTTTGGGCAATCGTGATATGACATGCCAATACCATGGAATTGATGATGTATAGGGCAAAGAGGTAGTGTTTCGAAATGACTGGCGCGCTGGCCTTTTCCTTGACCTGTGCGGATATGGTGGATTATTGCAGGGCTGTCTGGGTAACCGAGGTTTGAACAAACAATGCAGCCCAGAGCAGCAACGCGTTCAAGGTGTTGTTGTTCGGCTTTGGTTTTATGGGTGCGTTTCTTGCTCATGCCGCACCGCCTGGGTGCAGACAAACAGAAACACCGCGACAACTGGATGCGGTGTGAGGATGTGGGGTAAGACTTGATTTATTCGCCATCTCAATTCCTTGGATGGCGTAGCGGTTCTGGCTGTCAGGTGTTCAGGCTGACTTGATTATTATAAATCAATTCTCCGTGACTGTGTAGCCTGCCGCCTTGAGTAGTTCAATCATCGTTGGAAAATCTGCGACATGCTGCGTTTCCCTCAATTTTACCGGTACAAATGATTTATCAGCCAAATGATAAACCTCATAACGCCCCACTCCATGTAAATCAAAATATTTAATAAGCTGTTCACTTGTCATTGATTTTAATCCAAAGGTGGTATGTTCTCCCGTCAGGGTTTTTCAGGTTTATCCTTGTGCGTTAATCAAAGTTAGTCGCACTTTATGCTTAGTGCTAATAGGCCATACAGATCGAATTGGTACTTATCGATCGAATTTACCGATCAATAGTCTTTTTGATTGATAATCACTCAGTGGTTGACATGCTGAAATGATTCATGTCTGAATGTTTATAAATAATTCAATGGATATATTTGAAATACGAGAGTTGTGTTGCGGTAATGCTGCTCAATCTTTGATACGCCGCGCTTGTGTTTATTTTGTGAGTTAAATGTAAAACATTGTTAATGTATCACCAGCCATAACGGGACATTTATCATTGCAATTATTACGCAACATGACTATTTCTGCCGGATGAATTCATTTAGACAATCATTAAATCTGTAAATGTATTTGGGGATGTACTGTGTATTTTTCCAGAACGTTGGCGATCTGGTTGAGAGAGGTAAAAATTGTGATGGTCAGCAGATAATAAAAAACCCGCCGTAGCGGGTTAATAAATGATTTAGGTTTTTTCAGTATCTTCTTGTAAGGCTTGATTGTAAATAGCTAAAGAATGGTCAACATCTGAGATACATTTAGCTATTTCTTTACTTCGCAGGGCTGCCAACGCCGAATCAATTTCTATCACTTGTTCAGGCGTTGTGCCTGGCTGAGATTTTAGCTTATTTAGGTTTTTTCGGGATCTGCGCAAATCAACGGCAACTCGTACATCCTCTTGGCTTGGAACATTTATAAACGTCAGAGCCAGAAGAAAGAAGTGCGAAACAACAACGGCTAAGCCTGGAATAAAAGAGTTAAAATCAGAAGAAAGCCCAATAAATGCACTCCCCTTTAGTAAAACCATATTAGCTAAAGGTGTGCACCAAGCCTGCCCAGCAAGATATTTTTTATGCTGTATCATTGCTAGGCATCCTGCTTCAAATCAGCATCACGCCGTATCTCATTTAAAATAGAGACAAGCGCCCTAGCATCTTTATCGTCCAAAGAAGTTTCACGAGTGTGCTTTACCCCTTCATGATCAAGATAAGTTAGCTTTAATGTCTTGCTTGGCTTTAACCAGACCAGCACGTGATAAACCACATATCGGGCTGCCAGAAAACTGGCAACCGCAGCAGTGATTATCAACATGACACTCAAAATGGACATTTGGCTACCTATCAAAGAATACGACGATCTTCTGCTGCACGATGCCGCACAACCTGGGTGATAGTGTACGTGGGATTTCCAAAATTACCATTGGTCTCTTTAACAGATTTTTTAACATCCACCACAAAAAGGTCATCTTTGCTGAAAGTCATCTGATTGCTAGTAACTCTAGCCATGAAAGCATCATCCTCCATGCGTACACCAACTTCATCGCCGTTTGGTAAAATCATCTTCCAGCCAGTATTTGAAGTAAAGCTTAGTTTAGTAAACTTCACATTTAGCTGAAGCTCATCCACATGGGTCACCTGTTCAATAGTATGACGAACTGGTTTGTACGGCGCAGAGCTGTCCTGAGGGATAATGATTACGTCTTCTCCAGCATTTTTAATCCTGAAACTAGATGTGCGTTCCGTTTGCAACGGCTGATACACAAGTTTGGATATTTCGTTGCGAATAATTGGGCTGGTAACTAATTTTTGCACATCATTAGAGCAATTGATTGATTCGCCATCAACAATCAACGTTGCACTGTTGTTTGCCTCATCAATTATTACTTCTTGCGGCTTGCGCCCCCTTAACCATTCAATTACCCCCATCAAAGTACCAGCTCCTGCCCCAGCGGCAACTGAAAAACCAAGTAACTGGAGGGTAGATAGGCTTCCCAATACTGAAACTAAAAGAGTAAAGGATCCTTCGCGAGTCGCCCTGATGTTTACTTGAGGGTCAGCAGCCTCACCGTGTAGAATTTTTTCTGCGTTTTCAATTAAACCACTTAATGAAGTGAGCGCTTCGCCTAAGGTTTTTGCATCAATTTCATTTTCGGAGTAAGCGTCGCCACCATAGGCGATTTCAAGCTCAGTAACTTGTTGGACGGTCATCAGATACCCTTCAAATAGAAAAGAAAATTAGTTGAAAGAAAAAAATTTCTGCAAAGATACATTATTGAAAACAAAAAGCATCATGGTAATTCATTTAAATTCGCCGGAAAAATGATTACGCGCAAAATGACTTCTTTACCGCTGACTTCAGATTGACCATCGGTGCTTCCATTCCCTTATCCATTGCTGGCCTCCTTCACAAATAGAATCCAGTGAGTTTTGTCACCCTTGCCTGTACGCTGGCCAATCACTGGCTTCTGATCTGTTAGCGCCAGAATTTGGCTGACCGGTATCTGCGTTTCGTTCCATTTGAAGATGAGCACACCTTGTGGCCACAACACTCTGAACGCCTCAGCGAACCCGGCGCGCAAATCGCTACGCCATGTTTTTTTGTCGAGCCGACCATATTTCTTACCCATCCAGGCATTTTCGCCAACACGTTCAAGATGTGGTGGGTCGAACACGACGACAGGGAAAGAGTCGTTAGTGAATGGAAGTGCACGAAAATCGGCAATCAGGTCCGGACGAATGACCAGGCGGCGACCGTCGCAAAGCATGTGTTCTTCGCTGCGAATGTCGCTAAACACTGCGCGCTCATCCTCCTTATCGAGCCAGAACATGCGGGAGCCGCAGCACATATCCAGAATTGAAGGTGTGGGGTTAGTCATGGGTGGACTCCTTGCGTTTCTTCAATGCTTCTTTGTAGCTGGCCTTTGCCGCTTTCTTTGTGGGCTTCCAGTCGCCTTCAACATCTCGATACGAATCCCAATAGCACCGGGAGCGTCGATACATCCGGTACTCCCATTTTCCACGGATATAATCAACCTCTCGATATTCGAACTTCGGAAGGTTTACCCCAAGCCATTCGCCGAATGATTCGACCACTTCAGAATGCAGGTAATCGTCATATCGCGTTCTTTTCTTCGGCTCAGGCAAGGCGGAAATTGCTGCAACCTGGCCAGCTTCCGTTACCCGGTAAACCACATCACCACAGGTATGTTTTGGTGCCGGGTGAGAGGTGGCAAATCCCTTCTCGACGAGCGCTGACCAGACTTTGCTGTCTGAGCTTTCAGTGCTCGCAAGAAAATAGTTTCGGTATGGCTCGCGGTTGCGCTCATTGATGCCCAGAGCGTGCTGCATAAGTTCAATGTTATTGCTCATCGTTATATTCCTCGTCATACCAAAGGAACTCACCGCATTCGGGGCAATGCCCATGCTGTTCAGCAACATCAGATTCTGGTTGATTCATGCCGCAACGCTGGCACGCAACCGCGCCTGCTTTGTTAATGGCATCACGCACGCTCTGCTTGTAGTAATGGTGAAATGCGAATGTCAGACCAAGTTTTGTTGCGCTCTGGTTCTTTGGGCTCAACAGGCCAAGTTCTGTGGCGATATAGGTAGCCGTCCCACCGGAGTGATAACCAGCGGCACGCTTCATTACGGTTTCAGCCAGGATAGTCCTGAAGTCGGTACGCCCGAAGTTAGTACCCTCAAACGCTTGATTCACTACTTCATCGGTAAGGTGCTTGTCGCAGACGATAGCCATGCTATTTCACCTCACCCTTGCGCAGCTCTTCGGCGAACTTTTCAGCATCCTGAGCCACCATTAAACAACGTGAAGCGCTTCCATCAGTGACGCCATGCTTTTCCCAGTGCGTAGCCCATTCACGCTCGTTGGCTGCAAACTTCTCCACGCCCTGCGCCTGAATGTTTGCAATGGCGGCGTCGGTGGCAGGTATTTCGGCCTTGCTCAAAATTGCTAGCGCTAGTCCACAGAATTCATCTTCAACACACTCTGATTGTGCCGCGCCATCACCTGCGTGTTGAAGCCCATGCTTGTAGCCTGCGGCATAGACGTTTTCTGACTGTTCGCATATCTTGATATTTTCTATCGTCAGCAGGCGCCATCTTTGAGTTAACTTCGCACTCTCCGCCACCAGCGCATCACGCTCACTTTTGAGCACGGCGTAATCAGTGGCCAGCACGACATCAACACAAAATCCGTAACCCATCGAATCCGGTACCGGCGGTGATAAGTCACTCGGTATGGCTGTATAAATTTTTACTGTCATTTCCCTGCTCCTGAATAATTTTTAACTTTTTCGTTCCATACCGTAATGGCTTTAACTTCTGCGGTTTCCCACGCCCTTCCGCCTTTGCTGTAACCGGTTGCCACTCGCAGACATTCACAGGTGCAGGCGATATTCACGTATCCCATTGCACACCATGCACCTCGTGGCTCGCGGTGGATGATTCGAGGCCTAACTCCCTTAGGGCAATTTACTGGTATTGGCATGCGCGCACCTTTGCCAGGCAGTCATTAAACAATTTCATACCCGCACTCACGCCGAAACCGGATGGCATGGACATCGATGACGCGGCGTAATACCGGTAATGACCTGGCCTGCCCTGAACCTCGATCCGATGTTCTTTGAAAAGTGCTGAAAGCGCTGTGCCCGCCGTACTTGATTTAATCCCGAGCCCTTTTGCAATCTCACTGGCGCGATGGCCTGGATTGTTTTTGATAAAATCAGCAACCTGAGATTTGACTGTTTCGTCCGGTTTGTTTGTCATGGTCATAACCCCAGTGAACGTTGCAGACGGGTCTGCGTGCGAACGGTCACGCGCAGTTTTTCGAGCTGCACCAGGCGGCTTTTGGTTTTGCGAATTTCGCCGGCGATAATTTTCGGTGTCAGTGCGGCCGGCTGACCGTTCGTCGATACTAATTGCGGAATAGTGTCGACAAATGCGGTTGAGCTTTGAGGTGCAGGTGTCTCGGTTTTTTCAGGAATTGATGCAGTTTTTGGAGTTTCTGTAACGGGAATTGCGGGTTTTGATGCGCTTTCAGGCAACTTTGATGCACCGAGTGCCGTTTTGCTGACAACGTTGAAATGAAATACGTTGCCGCGCTTCTCGCGCACAATACGGCCCTTGTTAACCGGCATGGCCAGCGTGGACGCTACCGTTCTGACGGTGGTATCAGCCAGTTTTGCCAGCTGCTCGCTAGTCATGGCACCATGCTCATGCAGGAGTTTTACCAGTACGGCCTCGTTAATTTTGCTTGCCGGTGGCTTCGTTTTTTTCGGTACCGCATTGGCTGGTTTTTTTGATGCCCTACCGGTCAACTGCCAGTACCCATTCACCTGGTTGACTTCGCCGCGATCCTCATGGTCACGCAGCATGGCCAGCGCATCAGGTGCGTCAATTTTCATCCGGGCGGCCATTTCGCGAGCGGTCGCCTTTTCCATTTTTTTCAGCACTTCCAGAATCGTTTCCATAGCTTTCTCCAGAATCAGGCATTAGCCCGGTTAATTTTTTCGTTGTCATGGATGCGCTGGGCATTGTCCTGCCAGAGCTTGTCCCAAATTTTTTTGGCGACCTCAGGAGACATATTTTTAATGCCTGCCGTGGCGGCTGATTTTCGCGTCGCAAATTCGATGGCGCTTTTTTGCATGATATTTATGCTCGTACCGAGAAAGCGTTTGCGGGCAATATCCCGCTCTTCGGTGTCGATTTCGACTGGCTTACTATTCAGTGCAGGCCTACCATCGTCATGCCACTTGCGGGCCAGAGGCAGATATCCCTCAAAGTTTTCAAAACTAAAAAGTGTCTTCGGGGAAAGGTACTGGGACATTTTCAAATCGTTAGCCCAGAGTTCAGTGCGGTGATCGATAACCAGGATCAACTCGTCAGCGACGTATTCCCCCACCAGCAGCCCGTTGATAAATCCCATCGTGGTTTTGCCATCCTGGAACTTTGCACCGGTAGTTCGGTTCATGTGGTTTAAAACCCGCAAAGCCGGATCGTCGAAATCGTCTGGCAGTTCGTCTGCCTGACACTCTTTTTGTTTTATGACTGGTTCTTTGACTGGTTCAAAAGAGTGACTGATTCTGGGTGAATCTGGTTCACTACCCCGTGGTGAATCTGGTGCACTGGGTGGTGAATTTGCTTCACTACCTAGTGAATCTTGTTCACTACCCTCTGGTGAATCTTCTTCACTAGGTGGTGAATCTGTTTCACTATCTTTTAGTCGGGAAATATCCCCATTCTCTGGGGTGAGGTAATACACATTACTGGCATTACCATTCATACCTTTCCGGAACTCTTTTCTGAGAAAGCCACACTGACAAAGCGCACTGATATGATTCATCACTGAGCGCCTGGTTATTTCGCAATGCTCGGCGATATGCTGATAACTCGGCCAGCACTCCCCTTTATCGCTGGCGTTATCAGCCAACTTCAGCAACACCAGTTTGCGAAGCGGATTTCCGACCTTAAGCTTCATGACCCGAACCATAAGATCCATGCTCATAATTCACCCCGCCTGTTCACAACTTCACCTCAACTTCTATAAACTTTTCGAGAAACTTCTCACGACGCATTTCACAGTTCATGTCGTACCCATCGCGCCGGTAAATAATCGTTTTCACGCCTGCTGTAATCACTGTGAGTCCATTCCCATATCGATCCTTATAGCGCTTGGCCACAGGGCGAACGGTGCCGCAGCTGCATGGCGCGGCTCCTGGCATATTCCGCTGCAACAAACAACGTAATCGGGTCTGAACGTCACACATGATTACCTCCGATTTCCTCGGGCTATCTTTTCCACTTCGGCAATGCTGCTTGCCTGATAGGCTCACGGCGCTCTGGAGTGGCTGGACGGGTGTTGTGTTTCGCAAAGAATTTCGCCTTTGCGATAACTATTTCAGTGCCGGCGTTCGGGTTCGTGCGTTTGTAATCCATCGCATGTTCCACCGCGGCACCCGTCTGGCTGTCGTCGTAACTTGCAGCCAGCAGGATTTTTTTGAGCTGACCACGCAAGAATTCTTCATGTCGCATATTTGGCACCTCAAACTATTCCAAGGGTCATGGTTACCATGTCCATCAATGGCGAGATTAAGCTCGGATCCAAACGAAACATGGAGATAATCCCTTCGCTTATTTCCTTCAGTTTTTGATGCTCAGGGGCATCCATTGCGACAGCCTGTATGGCCTCGGATGTCTCCTTCATTCCGGTGGTGACCAGCAGCATTTTCAAATCTGGCGCGATAACACGATTGCGGAACTCAACCGGCAATACATCCAGAATTGCTGGCGTGAGGATCCGGATGTATTCGCGATACCGTGGCGAATCACCATCAAGCCAACGGAAAATCTTTTGTTTTTGCCTCGCTGTATCGTCGGGCAATTTAAGACCGGCACTGCCATGCGCTTTCCAGGCATTAACGATCATGATTGCTACGGCTTCCTGCCCGCCTTCGCTCGCAGCCCAACCACGAACAGCACAGCGAATATCTTCATGCGATATGTCGCAATCCGTTTTGCGGCTTACCGACTGATGCGCAAACATCAGATTTTTGCCGCGCCGATTGCTATTGTTTTGGTGCAGAGCGATTTGCATGATTCATCCTTAAATGTTGGTGCTGATATTCTGTTGATCAGCTGGTAGGCCATCGGTTGGATTAGGGTAGAGATCAGGGCGTAACTCATGAGGGCTGATGCCAGAAATGGCGGCGACATGAAGAACGCGGCCAGATGGGACAATGCCCTTATATTTATTCTTCCAGCGGCCAACAGCCTGCTCGCTAATCCCGAGCTGTTCGGCAAATTTTTTAGTGGACCCAAGGGCGTCAATTGCTCGCTGTAGTATTTCGATGCTCATTTTTAGTTTCCGTATTGAAGGTTGAATAAATTAAACCATCAGTTTCATTTAAACGCAACCTACAGTTTGTTTTTGGTTCGCAACCTTTGGTTTATAATGTTGATATGAAAAAAGAAAAAACTTTGACGTCACCGCCTTTGGCGGAGCGATTGAATGTGCTGATGAAGCGATCTGGTGTGAACAAGTCTGGGCTGGCACGGATTTGCGAAATAACGCCGCAAGCGGCTGGCAAATGGTTCACGACTGGAAATATCAGTAAAGAATCAGCCATTAAGATAGCGGATTCTTTTGGTGTATCACTGGCATGGTTACTGGGGGATGAGACATCAGAGAATGCCGCGCCAGTAGAAGATGACTACAATCCTTCCGAACTAAATGACAGGCACAGAGCACTACTAAAGCTATTTGATAGGCTTCCGGAAAGTGAAAAAGATCATCACATAGAGGCCTTAAGGCTTACCGTTGATAAATACGATAAGTTATTCAAAGAATTAATAAAATCAAGAAACATTGATGAAATAATACAAGCTAAAAAAGAACAGTAAGCATATCCCCAATGAAAAAAAACCGACTTTTTGTCGGTTTTTTTTCGTCAAAAATTCAGCCACTTACAACCTACAGTTTAATTATTTTGATTGCTGAGGTTGCAATAGGTTTAAACTGCTGGTTTAATTACTCCATCGACAGCTACTAAGCGTAGCGGTTCTGGCTAAACGTTCCGCTACCCAGCGTCACAGGGCTTAAATGGAGAAGAGATGGAAAAGCATGATTTTGGAAACAACGAAACTATGGCAACTGGCGTTGTTAATAACAACAACGGTACCTGGACCGCTCTTACTTTCACTAAAAGCAAAACATTCAAAACTGAATCTGGTGCAAATCGCTGGTTCGCTCGCCAGAGCATTAACGACTAATACCAACTGCCCAGTGTTATAGGGTCTACGGCAGAGCTAATACCCTGCCGTGGTAGCTTAAGCGTCTTTAAATTTTTCTAACAGGTCACGAAAAATAGCCCCATGAAGAGTCATCAGGGATTCATCTCTGTCAAATTCGGAGCCTACTAAATTGGAAACATTTGATGAGTATCTATCCTCTGGTGCAGCAAGCAGTCCAGCAAGAATGATGGATGATTGCTCAAGTAAAAATTTATTGCGTTCAGCATCATCTTTGAACATAGACATAATTTTATCTTCCATTGAATAGTGATGGAGAGCACCACGTTACAGCGTGGAGTTCATGAATCGGGCACGGATGAGTACCCAGCAAGAAAGGTTAGCATCAGTCTTAAAACGTTAATAAAGTTGAAATATTTAAAATTAAATAGGCTTTGCAGTGCAGTGAATGCGGCTAAGCGCTCGCGGCACAGCGGAAAGAGACTCACCGTTTTGGGTAATAAGGTGTCAGTCACAACGACCAGCTGGTTGTGACTACCGGGAGGCACCCGGCACTGCACCGCAAAGTCTGATTTTATCGAGGTGATTTATGGATACTTCATATTGGATACAGGTCGCACACGTTAAAATTGCAATCGCAGTATTTACTCTCGATATGGATATGCTTGATGAAGGTATCCGCCAGCTCCGTGAGGCTGAAATTATGGGCGGTGCTTTATGATTGCCACCGGTGTTTTATTTTATTTGACCACCGCCGCGTGCTCTCCGGTTAATGATGCTTGCGAAGAAGCAGTATTGACCATCCATACGAGCCAGGAAGTTTGTGAGTTGGTTATTTTAGAAGAAAGAATATTTAATGGCCAGTGCCTTCCAGTTGAAGGTATAGCTCGCCAGTAATAAAAATTTAATTCATCTATTTATATGCCTGCAATGGCAGGGATTTTTGCAATCAAAATTTAAGGATTAAAAATGTTTAATAAAATATTCACTCTTTATAAATTAAGCCATGACGTTGCCGAAGTTACTGCCAATGTCGATGGCGAATCATTCGCTTTTATTAAAACTCAGCCATGTGGAAAAAACATAGTTTTATTTTCTGCTGGCATTGTGCATGACGCATTTCCTGATGGTAAGTCAGCTATTGATGAGCTGGAGCGCATCTGGTTGCTTATCCGTGAAGCGGAAACCAAAGCTCTTTCTAAGGTTCGCACAGGTTCATGCACTCAAAGTGAGAAGTGGAAAGCGTGACCGGTATTTGCACCGGCTGCGGATCCTCTTTCGATGCAGCCGTGCTTAAAGAACTTCCAACAGGGCATAAATTTAATCCCGGAACCGGTTATTACTGCCCTGTTTGCGTTAAATGGAAAGATTCAAAAAACAAATTAATTAAAGTGCGTAATGCCTATCACAAGCAGCGGCCATTGCGTGCTGGCCATCATCGTTATTAACTGGAGATATTATGAAACCGTTTATTGGTTGTTTCGTACCAAAAAAAGGCCAGGCAGAAAAACTAAATTTACCTACCTATACGATTTTTAAAGAGGCTGCGAATAAAAAAGCTGCCACGATAATTATTCCTGGTGAGTTTTTCCAAAAATTTGCAGATATTGCTGAGCATTACTTTGATGTAAAAATCATTGAAGATGCGCCTGGAATGGATCGTCCACCAATTAATGAATGGTCCACTGATTATCGCTGGGTTAAAGAAACCAACATTATTGAATATGTCTCACAAGAATCTGAAGAGCCTAAGAATCCTGAGTTAGTAGATATATCCAAAGCGTCAAAAGGTATTCGCGCCGCCCTGCTCGCTCTTTATGGGCCACTTGAAGCGGTTACCCCTGAGCAGCACAGCATGGCGACCGATCTCACCATCGATACCGAACCAAGCCCCGCACGAGAGCTGCATGAAGCCATCTCCAGAGAATCACGCGTGCTGGCTCTACTTCCTGAGCGCCAGATTGAATTACTTGAAGCAGTGCGTGCAAATGTGAAAGAAAATGCGCAATGGCCAGCCTATGCAACATTCATAGCGAAATGGCTGGATACTCCACCTGAAAAACGCAGCGCGCCGGTATCTTCTGGCGGCTCCGTATCTCTCATTGATTCCGCACGGCAGAAAGCAGCAAATGAAAAATTGCGAACACCATCAGGCGCTATAGCCGGTGGCCAGAACCAAACCGATCGCGGAGTCGGGTTCGTCATGACCCACGATATTCTTGCACTTGAAATCGCTCTTGGTCTTGTTGGCCGCTCAATGGATTTTGATATTTATAACCCATCTAGCGGCGTCGTTAACCGCGCACGTGAAATCATCAATACCAAAGAGAAACCTTTCCCGCAGTGGTTCGAATCCTGGCGCAGCATCCCAGGTGGTCTGGACTATTCCCGCGCCATTACTATTTATTCAGTTAAGTGCGCCCCGGATGACCTGGAGATACGCCCTGGCGCACTTATCGGATATTTGACCCAGCTGTTGACCGAAACCAATCACGAACATCCGACGCCAGAAATCATTGCGGCAGCATGCGGTATTAAACCAGAGTCAATTCATAAGGATAATGGAAATGCTATCGAAGAGGGTACTCAGAGCGCAGTTAATGTTCCTAGCATCGAAAACACAACAGATGGTGAGCCGGAACAAAACACAGCTGGCGATGGCCAGCCAGCGCAAGAAGTAAACGCAGGTCGTAGCACCTTTACGCTCGAGGAGATTCTGGCCGGTCCGGATACGCCACCTGATGAACGCCCTGATATGTTTGATCGTGATATAGAAATCGCCCACGCACTTAATGACCTGCTTTTCGGTCGCACAGGCATTATGAATTGGCATGAATCGGAACAATTACTTTGCACTGTCGGTCATCGAATCTCTGAGGTTGTGCCGTTATTACTGAAGGATATTGAGAGCGCGGAGTTTTGTCTGTCGCCAGGCTTTAACGATGATGAAATTCACGATGTCGGAACCACGATTCTTGACCGCTGGTCTGAAAGCGAAGCAGTTCGTCAGCAAGTAGCACTGGATGCGATCATGGAATATCGCACCCCACTCACCGAAGCAGAGCAAAAAGCCATATCTGTTAACCACAAGACCGAAAGCGTCAATCAAGTGGCTGAGATTGTAAACCCACAGGTCGCTTCATTGGCGCTCACCTATCACCAGCAACTCACTCTCGCAGCGCTTCAGGGTTTGTGCACTAACCCAGCTTGCTTCGGCATACTCGATGATATTCCAGGCATGGCTGATACCCTGGCTGATGGCATCCTGAACATTCAGGAAAAATGCGATGCTTGATGAAATGGACGAGGAGCTCGATGGGGTTCCGCCGAATCATCGTGCCGGCGCAATAGTTATCATCGATGACGGTCGCAACTGGACAAAATGGCATGTATGGAACATGCGATCCAGATTGCGCGTGAGTAAGGGAATCTATGAAGAAGCACCAGATCGCCCGTTGGTATCAAAGCCCACAATACAGAAAAAGCGAGGTAAACATGGTCTTACTTAAGATTCTGGCCGGCGTCTTCTTTGCGTTTGTGGCCATAGCTTTGGTGATCAGATTTACCGATAGCGCGGACTGATTTTGGATAATCAACATTATCCGGCTCTTGTCGTTAACATGGGCCGGTCATTGAGAGTAATGACCATGAGCGAGCAATCTCTAATCCCGTTGAGCGAATGGAAGAGCCGCAGAATGAAGTTTCCGATCACGACTGCCTGCCTGGTGAAGCATGGAAAGCTGGGCTACATACAACCAAGGCCAGTAAAGATTGGTACAAGGTGGTGTATTGATGAACGGGCACAATATATCGGCCCTGGCGCAATAGGCGTGGAGCCGGAAATTCATAGTGATGATGATGAAATTTTGCGGGGAATTTTAAACGATGTCACCAAGGCCACGAAAAAATAGCATTTCCATCGCCGGGCTTTATGCCCGGTTTGACCGCCGTACATCTAAAACCTACTACCAATATAAAAACCCCATCACTGGCAAATTTCACGGGCTAGGTACTGATAAAGACAAGGCCGAAAAAATCGCCTCCATCGCAAATCAGCGAATCACAGCGGCAGAAGCCGAGCATTATCTACGTCAGATCGACGAAAACCCCGCAGCCGTCAAACAGCGCGGCATTAGCCTCAAAGCCTGGGTGGAGCGGTATATAAAGATTCAGCAACAAAGGCTCGATGCAGGCGAGCTTTCTACTGTCAGTTTTAAAGAAAAAAAACGAATGGCAGAACTGTTGTCTGCACGTCTGGGATCTCGACCACTTAAAGATCTCGAGGTGCGCGATTTTGCTCTTTTGCTGGATGAGTATCTTGATGCAGGCCATGCCAGTAGTGCCATGAATAATAGAGTTCTTTGGGTTGATATTTTTCTGGAGGCTCAGCACGCGGGAGAAGTACCGCCGGGATGGAATCCACCAGGCGCAACAAAAAAACCCGCAGTTAAAGTTTCACGTGCTCGAATTTCGGTTGAGGAATGGCGAAAAATTCTGGAGCAGATACCCACGGACCGGTATGCACACAACGCGATGCTTTTGGCTGTAGTCACAGGCCAGCGTCGGGAAGATATAGCCAATATGAAATTTACAGATATCTGGGATGATCATCTGCATGTATTTCAAATTAAAACAGGCTCGCGCATCGCCATTCCGTTGAGTCTGCGCTGCGATGAGGTTGGGATGACTGTCGAGGATGTTGTACGCAAATGCCGGGATCGCTTTTTAAGCAAATATCTTGTACACGGAAAAAAAAATAATGATAAGCCTGTGCACCTTAACACGCTGACGAATAAATTTGCCGAGGCCCGGGATGCTGCGGGAATAACTCCACCAGCAGGAAAAACACCTGCGAGCTTTCATGAGCAACGTTCGCTATCGGAACGCCTATACCGTGCTCAGGGTATTGATACTAAAATTTTATTGGGCCATAAAACACAATCTACAACGGACCGGTATAACGACGATCGAGGAAAGGAATGGATCAGGCTGGTGATTTGACAAAATTACACGTCCGGGATTATAGTCCGCCTGCACCAGCAAAATCTGGTGCCGGGATTGGAACCCCGGATATCTGAAAAGACGCATACCGCGTTAAGCGGTTTTTTTATGTGTTAAGCATGGCCACATTCGCGATTTATGGTGGGCTGTGTGGGGCAACCGAAAGGTTGGCCGGGTCTTTTCAGCCGGTAGTTCCAACCCTGCACAGCTCACCACCCCAAGATTGGAACCTGAAGGTGGTGATTACCTCACTGAAAAGGTTAATCACATGTCTACTCAACTCGCATTCCATAACACCCAATTCAATGTTGTTTCCCGCAATAACTCTATCTACCTCACCGCTGTAGAAATCGCGCAAGCGCTTGGATACAAGTCGGATGATGCTGTCACAAAAATTTATAACCGCAATATAGATGAGTTTTCAGGTGGAATGTCTGAGACGGTCAAATTGACCGCCTCAGGGAATTATCAAAAAACTGTCAGAATTTTTTCCCTTCGCGGCGCACATCTGATCGCCATGTTTGCCAGGACAGCGGTCGCTAAAGAATTTCGCCGGTGGGTGCTCGATATCCTCGATCGCGAAGTTGGCCAGCCAGAAATCCAACCCGTATTCCCACCCATCTGCACTGGCGATCATGCCAACCGAACGGAAATAATTTACTACCAAAATTTTAAGCCGATTTTTTGCCGGATTTTGCGCGAGGGTGAAATCGTCATCAGTCATGAATCAATGATGGAGTGGTTAAAGGCGAAAGGGTTGATATTTTTTACGCGGGACGAACTGCGGAAAATGACGTTAGAAGAAATGAATTTCCTGACAGCATCGCACTAATGAGATAAAACCCCAGTCAGTGCTGGGGTTGAAAATTAACTTCGGATCCTGCTTTTTAGGGGCTGTTTTGGAGAAAAGTTTTGGAGAGGTTTTGGAGAAAGAAAAAAACAGTTATATTCCAAGCTATTACAGCACTACAAAACTTACACGCACAAAGTTTACCTCTTCCGGGGGGATTTCGCCTGAGCTTTACGGGCGATTCTCACAAAGCAGTGGCAACAAGCGAAAATTCCAGCTATTGATAAGTAATCTTAACTGTAATGCACACCGACAGGAGTCGAAAC